TGATCTAAAACAAAGTTGGTTACCGCTTGTGCTCTTTCAAATTGATTTAAGTCTTCTTTTGATTTTCCTAATTGTGCTGCATATTGTTTTAAAGCAGGATCAAGTCTTAAAATAATACCTAATTCATCAAGTAATTCTGGTTCTGCTTTTGTAACACCTCGAACAAGACGATTAAATGAATCAGTCAAGTCTCGCCCTAAAGCAACAGAAGTGTTTAATGCTGCAGCTGATAATCTCTCTAACTGCTCACCTGATAGACCTGCGGCACTACCTATAGCTGCTGCTTGTGATGCTTCTGAAAAACTTATTTGTGCTTTTGTTGCGTCTCGAATATCAGTAGCAAGTACACTATACATATTACCTGTAAGAGTACCATAAGCTAACTGCCCATCTAATAAATTTTTGAAATTAGCAGATTCTGACATAAATCTGTAAGCCGCAGACACAGCAAAGACCTGTGCTGCTAATGTTGCATAAATAGGTACAAGACCACCTGAAATGGTTTGTGCTTGTTTAGAAAAAGCTTTTGATGAGTTTGATGTTTGACCTGATAAAGATTTAAGTCGTCTATCGGATTCTGCCGTGCTTTTAGCAACAGAACCCATATCCTTAGCAGTACGTCTTGCATTTCTACCAAGTCTCTTTAACGAGCCCTTATCGGTTACGGTAACCTCAACTGAACCACCTTTTATCTTTTTTGCCATTACTTTCTTTTTATATTAGACGAGGATATTCCACCTGTATTCGTCGTGCTTGCACGTTCTTGTGCTTTTCTCTTATTACTCATTTCATCGTTTAAGACTTTTGAGTTTTCACTTTCTATTGCTTTAACAAAATATGTTGTCTCTTTTTTATCTACTATCTCATATATATCTAGTAGTGTTCCATAAGCTGACCAATCTTTTCCCATATAACTTCCACTCATACCGTCCCATCTATCTGGAAGTAGGTTATGAATTAGAAAAGCCATTTGAACTTCAAATGGAAAATCAACCATTTCAGGAGGCATTTTCTCTGGATCAGGTTCCTCTCCTGTTTGTTCACATATTTTTAAATAAGTTTCTACACCTATTTTAGCATATGTAAATTTTCTTTTAATAAGAGCAAGTATTTCTTCTACTTGCTCTTCGTAAAATTTTCTAGTTCTCCAACTGTTTCAGTGACCCACTGATCAAAGTCTACTGAGTTTTGCATAAGAACTTCAACGTTTTCTTGACTAAAAGGTAATTCTCCAGGCTTATTAGCAACATCATCTGCTGTTAATAGTAATTGTGCTACATAGTTATATGTAAAACCACTCCAACCTTTTATAACAGATGCTGTATACTCTGCTAAAAACTTTTCATCATCAAGTTGTTCTTCAAACCCTCGGGTTTTCTTGTTAAACTTTTGAGAGACACATTTTGCTCTCAGTTTTACTAATTCTTCTCTGGCAAGATAACAAAGTTTTACTTTGAATCCGTCCATTCCTGGATAGTCAAATTCTACTGTCTTACTTGGTGTAAGTAGTGATTTTAAACTAACCGGTGTTTTATTTTCTTCTGTCATTTCTTCTCCTGTAAAGTGGAGGGCCGAAGCCCTCCAATTAAATTATTTATGCTAAGTCATTACCTGTATAAGTTATTGTTGCTTCATAGCTACCTGCTGTTGATCCTGGATCAATATTTGCTGGTAATGCATGAAAGTTCACATCAAGGGATATAATATCTTCTATTGAATGTGTTGGAACTTCTAAGTGACAATTTGGCATTTGAATTGCAACTTTTGGCGAGCTTCCTCCACCAATGTTAAATGTTAAATCAAAGTCATTTGTAATTACTGAAGTTGATTCAATAATATCTTCAAATAATTCTGCAGACATTGATGTATCATTATTTAGATAACAAGTAAAGTTTCCACTTACACTTCTAGTTCCTGTAACGTTCCCTAAAGGTTGGTTAACTACACCAAGTGTTTCTGGTGTAAGGAAAGTAATATTATTTTCTAATGTTATATTCCCACCTGTTAAAACTAAATCATAACTTGAATTAAAGTTACCACTAGCACCTGTTGCTGTTGTTAGTGATGTTAGTCTATTTCTTATGAAATTATTTGTAGTTGTAGTTCCTTCACTAATTAACTTAGTAGGTGTTGGTTTATCTGCACCACTTTCTGTGATGACTTTACCCATACCACTCCAGTTAATTGTTGCAATTCCATCAATATCAAAATCGATACTTGCTGAATTTACAACACACCCTTCTATTTTATAAGTAAGATTAGTACCAGCACTTGCGCTGCCCATCTCAAAATAAAGATCGAATGTACCTAAAGCTGCAACTTCTGTTTGTCTGAAATCAACTACCATGCTACTGTCACTATTTGTAATACCACCAGTTCCATTCCATGCTGAAGCTGTTGAACTTGCGCCTATTGTAAAACCTGTATGTCCTACAAAATATGCCCAAAGTGCTTCCTCAACAGCGTGTTGTGGGTTTCCAGAAATAGAAGCACTTGGCTCCCATATATTTCCAGAACCTGCTGGTACTGCTCCAAACGGTCTCATATAAGTTGAAAAACTCCATTCTGCTGGTGCATAAGAATCTGTAAACATCTGTCTACTTCTTCTACTCTTGCCTGCAGCATCTGTCATTTCATTCAAAGTAATTTCACTTGTATTTGTAGCCTGAGAAAAACTAAAACCATCTAAAACAGGGATCTCCCACATAACTGCGGTTGATGCTTCATCTGTCATAAAAACTTTCGTATCCCGACTAAAATAAAATGTATCTGCCATTTTTTTCTCCTTAGTACCTTATCTCTGCGACGATCTCACCGATGCCGAGAGGTTCTAGTACTCCTTCATCTGTATCTATACTCAGAATGGTTGTCTGAGCAGTAGATTGCGTATTTCCGCTTCCGTCTGTATATGATATCGGATCATTATCCTCCAATACAGACTCCACGTCTTCTAGTAATTTCTCTAAACTGAGAATTACGTCATCTTCGTCTTGCACGTAACATCTTATTGTTAATTGCAAAAAACGAAATCTATGATTTCCACTTGCGTATTCACGAGTTTCATTACCTGCTCCTATGTGAATAGTGGGAAAATCTATTACCTCGTCCCAAAATTTTAGTCGAGAAGCTACTTCTGCGACATTTGTTCGAAACGAACCTGATCCATTAATTGTTTCTAGTAAAGTTTTTAAGGCACCTACTATTGCTCTTCTTCTTGTTGAGTATGTTCTTCCTTGTGCGCTCATTAGTGTCGTCTAAACCTCAAAAATCTATTCTGTTTGTTTGCTATCATTATCTGTCTTATACTTGTTTTAATGAGTTCACGAGGGTCTCTCAATGTACTACCTTGTTCAAATCCTGGTTCAAATGTTTGATAAGGATATTTCTCATAAGTATAGTTTACATTTAAGCCACCTGCATTTGACTTACTATCTGTAAGACTTGTTACTTCTACTCCTGTATTAAAAGGTCCTGCAAACGGTCTGCTTGGATTTCCTTTTCCTCTATATTGTAATCGAGGCGGAGTCATATTTCTTTTTAAAAATCTTGGTAGTTGAGCATTTACTATCTGCATTAAAGCTGCTAAAGAAGTAGTACTATTAGTTGTGTTTCTATTATATCTTTTATTCTTTCTACTTACAGATTTTGTAGTTGCTTTCTTTATTATACTACTTTGTACTGTTTTTGCAAAAGACTCTTTAAATTGTGCTGTTGTTTGTTTTTTCCCTCTTTTCTTATTCATTAAAGCTCTATTTGCTTTAAATCTCATATCAGGAGTTCCCTTTTGTGTTAAAGGTCCAAATATTCCCTTTATTATAGCTTGTGCTCCCCTTTCAGTATTTAAATCTTTCATAGATTTAGAAGTTTGAGCAGCAGAATCTGATAAATATTCTAATAATTCCCTTTCCAAAGCACTATATATTTTCTCTAATCCAGGCTTATCTCCATATTGCTGTAGTTTTTGCATTTTTGCATCACCTATTGTTATAGCTACATCAACTTTTTTATTATTTTTAACAATATCACTTACAGTAGTGCTATTTATATCAAAAAAGATATCAAAGCTATCAAGTACAAAATCAAATCCTAAATTAAAACTAGATTCTCCTAAAGTTTGTCCTGCCATCTTCTCTATAGAATTTAAATCTATCTTTTTTAGTTCTTCTATTGCATCTACTGTTCTTGCTGTAGTTCCTTCCGGATTTTCTTCTCCAATAACAGAATCGAAAGTATAGCCTGCTTTTGTAGTATCTCCTCCATGAAGCTTTCTAGCATTTGGAGTTGTTCCAGGTTTTAATTTAGAAGCTCCTATTGATGAGCCGTCTGGTAATGTTACGGAATTTCCTCTTCCTCTTTTAGTACTTTTTAAATCTAGTACTTGTATTAAAGATTTTTGTATTAAATTACTTAGTAAATCATTATTTGGCCCTTTCTTAGATACTACATTATCATATATATTAGGCAAAGGTTGTCTTTTTTGTTGTCTTGTCATTTTTGCCATAGCTCTCGATTCTGGAGTAGGAAAAAATATTTTTATATTATCTCCTTTAGCAAAACCTTTAGCAAAATAAAAACGTTTACCTTTTCCTTCACTACCCTGTTTAAAACCATAACTTGAATATGCTTTTACAATATTTCCTGTTGTCATATAACTGCTATATACATTACCTATTATATTATCTGCATTTTTAGGAAGTGTTGCTCCTGAAAATCTTGCGTCACTATTTATAATTTTTATTATGGCATTTTTTATTAATAAAACCATATGTGCTTTTCTATAAATCACATAATGTCTATGAGATTGATTTTGTGATTCATATAAATCTTTTATTGGTTTTTTTAATCTTGTTTGTAAGATTTTTATAATATTTTTTGCTGCCATTAGATGACTACTCGATAAAGATCAAGTACTCGTTTGATATGGTCAGGAAAATCAGTACTTGTTCTTAAGCCTGCAGTGCCTTGGTTTTGTATACTTGCTCCACCAAGAGTTCTTCGCTGCTTGTGCTCATCTTTCAAATAATAAGTAATTAAATCAAAAACTGCTAATTCCAGGTCTTTGGGTGCTGTTGAATATCCTGCCGTATATATAACTTGCACTGAGCCAAATCCTGATTTAAAAGCTTTTCTATTACCGCTAGAATCCAATCTAAAAATTGAATCACTTGCTGTGTCTATATAATAATCCGTATTGTTAGTAAGTGTTACATAGTCTGTACTCGGGTTATCACGTTCTTTAACTGATGTTACCGAATTTAGTGGTGTTTCACTCATTACTACTATTGATGTTATATTATCACTAATATTAAAAGTTTCTGTCTTTGCTGATGAAAAGAAGTCTATAAATGATGTACCGCAATATTTTTTCACCAAGTCTGAAACTTGGGGTACTAAAACTGTAAGTCGTGCATCATTCTGGGTTCCTGCTATTCCCTCTGCTGTCTTGTATTCTGATACTGTTACTAAATCTGCCATAATTGAATAAGTGAGGGGATAGGCTCCCCTCAAGCCTTTCTATGCTAATTAACTAGCGTCGTATTTAAAGCCCCATTTTGATGTTGCTCCTGAAATGACATCAGTAAATCCAAGTCTTTGTGAAGCCACAAGTACTCTTCTTTGATTCTCGACATCGTAATCAGATTCGATTGTAACACCTCTTAATCTCGGCATTACATAGTTTCTGGTATAAACAGCTACAGCTGCGTATTGAGAGTGTGCTTTTGCTACAAACTCATCACAGAGAATAACTCTTGATCCAAATACTTGACCAATTTCACCAGATAGCTTTGTTGAAAGATCGCCAACTAGATTGACATCTTGGAACTCAGCATCTTCTAATAGATTATAATATGCATCTTGTGATACTATATAAACTACGTCTGATGGATTGACACCATATTTACCCATATTCTTTCTCATACCTAATAGGTCTGAAGCTAAAACTGCATCAGTTGCTCCGAACGCTGCTGGTGAACCTGCACCTACGTCATCTGTGTGATGACTGTCAGCTTCTGCCATTTTCAATAGACCATCAAATATACCTGAAGTATATTGGCCTCCTGAATCGTTACCTAATAAGATAGCATTTTCAATACCCCTTGCGTGAGATCTAACCATAGATTCTCTGATTAAAGGTAATATTGGAATAATTGCATCTTCTTCAGTTTCATTTCCTAAGAAAGTTTTTGAAATCAACTTGTTTGTTGATAAAGTTCTTTCTTGCATTTGAATACCTGTAAAAGGTGCTGCACTGTTATCAGCTCTTTCTTCTAAGTTACCAAACGGTGCTGTACCACTACCTGTTACGGCTGTTGTAAATTCAGCATAACCTGCATCTGGTAAGATAGGTAAAATTTGATTTGCAGAACTCATTTGTATTTCTCTAAATAGAGGTGCTAATACTAATTCATTCTGAATATCTCTTTCGATGTTTGCTGAAACAACTTGCTCAAAGTCTGCTGAAGAAACTTCAACTGTTGAATGTTGATTAACTTTCTCCATTACACTTTTTGCATGGTTATTGTTCCAACCTTTACCAGTCGCTAGACCAGCAAATTTTGCATCTAATATTTCATTTTCAAAAGATTTTTTCCAATCTGCATCATTTCCTCTATTTGAGAAAACTCTCTTAGATTCTCTGATGTGTTGAATTTCTTCTGATTTTTCTTTGAGTTCTTTTTGAAGTTCACCAACGATTGAACCTAATTCTTCGTTCTTCTCGTTAAATCTTTTCTCAACGTCACTCATTAGTTGTTCTGCACCTGATAGTGCTGATATAACAACTTTCTTTTCTATTTCCTGTTGTGCTTCAACTTCCGCTGTTTTCTCAGCTTCTACTTGAGCAGCCTTTACAGCAGCTTCCTTAGCTGCTTTCTCTTCAGCTGCTTTAGTTTCAGCTTGTTGCATTGCTAATTTAGTAGCTGCTTTTTCAGCTACTTCTTTAGCAAAAGCGTCAAGGTTAAAGCCCTCAGGAGCTTTCATTTCTTCGCTCATGCGATTCTCCTTAATGTTGGCTTGCGCCACTTTAGACTGCCCAACTTCTTCAGTTTTAACTGAGTCTGCTGAGTTAGTCTCTATAAAAGATTTCTTAAACTCTTCATAGTCTGCCATATTATCAAAACTTTTTGCAAGAGAGAACATAGCTCCCTGATTGCAAGGTACTGATACTACAGAAACTTCGAAAAGTTCAGCATCTTTGATTCTTAATCCACCAGTGTCAGGAATATGATCTGCATCTTTCACACGGAAACCTACAGAAAATGCTCCAAGAACACCGTCTTTAATTAAATCAGTAATTTGTCCAGCTGCTTTTGATATTTTAGCAGTGAACTCTAAACCGTTATCTACAGTTCTAACAGCCTTCGCTCTTCCGATAGGTTGATCATGATTGTGATTGTATAGAACAATAGGATTTTGTAAATAATTATCTACTCCACCTTTTGTCCATGCTTCAACCTCAATAACATCACCTGCTCTATCTTGTGTGTTAGTGCTTGCTAGTCCTTTAATTTCAATACTCCCATCAGGTTGTTCACCTAATGATTTAAAAGTATTTGTCCAGTGAAAAATCTTATTAGACATCTTTCTTCACCTTTTTAGTAGTTGATTTCTTTGGAGCAACCTTAGGGGTTACTTTTTTAACTACAACTCCAACATTTGGGTAATAGTTTTTTACCATAGTCATCATTCTACTCCAAGAGTTAAAAACTCTCTTTACTTGAACCGACCTCATTGGAGTATCCGATTCTAAATTATACTCATTTAGTTCAAGATATTTACCTTTTTTGGTAAAATACTCGCCTAATTGATTTATCATTTTCATTCTGTTCATATTTATTCTTCCTCATCTTCTGTTGGCCTACCACCCTCGATTGGGTTTGCGGCACTACCTGCGATATTTGCAGGAACTCTTGGTGTATCAAATCCTTCAACTTTTTCAAGATTTAACTTCTCCCTAGCTTCATTAGGTGTCATAATACCTGTATTAACCAAAGAAGCATAGTATGCTGCTTGATCTCTCAGTTCTGGTTGTAGTGACGGAACATTTGTTACATCTTCTACTAATCTAAAACCGAAAAATCTTTCAAATCCTTTCATTATTTTCTTAACTATAGGTAGTATAGTTTCTAAATAATACATTCTCTGATTTGGTCTTATATTTGCATTATTACCACTATCCATAAGAATAGGTGGAACTCCTAACGCCTCAAGAATGATTCTCTCATTAGACTTAATTGCCTCTTGAAAATCTAATTCTTTAAAATTAACTTCTGTTAAGTTTTCAACTTCTAATCCACCATCTAAAAATAAAGGTCTGCGACCTCCAGTATTTGGATTGTATCTAGCGACCCAAGCCTGTAACATTCTTTCTTTTATTTTCTCAGAAAGAGTATTAGGACTTTTTAGTACTAAACCTGGAACTGCTCCATTCTTAAAAAAGTTATCTTGAAAGTTTCTCATATTACTAAGCAATTGCATAGTTCTATGAGCAGGTTTCAATCTTGGAACTCCTCTATAAATAGAATGAAAACTATTTTCTTTGATATGGATTATTTCATTTACTGAATAATCAATACTGTTATCAAATATATACTTACTTATATAAGTATCTTCATCAGTTTCAATTCTCATCTTATCTGCTGGTAGATGATACATATGTATGCCATCAAAGTAAACAAAAATATTACCATCAATAATTAAATCGACTAGTATATTTCTTTTGAATGTGCTAATATCTTGAAACGGATTTGGTTCTTTATTGAGTAGAAGATCTACTCTTGTCTTTCTTACATTTTTGAATATAGGTGAAGTGCCTTGTAGTTGTTCTTGTACTAAAAATGGGATATCAGAGCAATCATCGACTATCATATTGACAGCTCTATTAACTACTTCTAACTGCTCGTAAGCATTTTTATAGCTCGTGATATTCTCACGACTATCTACTGTTAGTCCTTCATTTCTTGAAATTACGTATTGAGAAGGATTTAATTTTTCTTCTTTTTTAGTATTTCTACCTAATAGAAAATCATACCATGCCATATTTGTCTCTTTGTTTACTTACCCATCTTTGCTGTTTTTCAGCGGTTATTAATTGTGGTCGTTTGCCATAAATTGAATGTAGTCTTAAATGATGTACATGGCAAAGTGTGACTGTTTGATTATAGATTTCGTCTTCAAACTCTTCTATAAACTTTTCTCTTAGATTTAAAATGTCGTCTTCATTATGGATTTCGTATTTATTATCTTTTATCCATTTATCTAATAACTCTGTTAAGCCGTAGTAATGATGAAAATCTAGTTTGTGATCAGATCCGCATATATAACAGGCAGACTCTTTTTTAAACTTAGATTTTGCTTTATCCCTTACGTATTTAACTAAATCTCTTTTTAGTGTCATTTCAATTCTTATGTTCTAATTGTAGCAGAAGTTTGAGTTAAAGTCAAGCATTATTTTTTCTAGGTGTCGTTAGAACGATGTCATACTTGTCTCAAACGAGTACAAAGCATATCGTAAAGCATCAGACATGTGAGATGCAGCATTATGCTTGGGTTTTTCTCTTAATAAGTTTGGATTTGGATCCCATTGGTATTGATCAAGAGCCCAAAGTGTTTCGTTACATTTTCCTTCGACAATTAATTTATCATTATCTACTATCGCTGCAACATGTCCAATCCCATCTAGCACTGATTTTTTGGCATTTAAAGTACTAATTCCATAGTTCTGAGCAAAGTCAAAACGAGTTTGTTGTGCAGCAGAATCTATGTAAATATAATCTATATTCCACTTTTCAATTAGTTTTGATATTTCTGTTGCGTGTTGTTCAGTTGTTCTTTCTGAGTCTAAGTATTCATCGAGTACAAAATATTTCTGTGTGTCCCAATCATATGCAATAACAACAAATGCAGTTGGATCTCGATAACCAACGTCCATTCCTGCAAAGATATCCATACGTTTTAGTTCGAGTTCTGATAAATCTTCTATGCATTTTTCGTGGTCAAAAGCCCATATCTGTCCTTCAAACACGTTGAAGTCTGCCATGTATTCTTGATTGAACTCAGCTTCTGACATTGTTTTCTGTGCCTCTGCTATATCGCTTTCTGATAATCTAGGATTCTCGTGATACGTTGCTCTTAATGATGCCCACTCTGGAAACTCGTCTGAGAATCCTCGATAGAAAAATTCAGCAAACCAATTATTTCTACCACGAGGTGTAGATATAAATAATGCTTTTGAATTCTCTTTATCTAGTGTAGGTCTTAGTGCTATATTGAAGGCGTCTTTGCCATCTACCAAAGCAGCTTCATCAAAAATAATTAAATCGTAAGATCGACCAACAACTGAATCTACTTGATTTACAGAACCCATTCTTATAGTAGAATTGTTAGATAGTTCGATTACTTTGTCTTTTGCATTATCACGAATCACTTCTAAATCAAAGTGTTTAATTAATTGTCTTTGTAAATCAAAAGAAATTTGAGAAAGCGAGTAGTTAGGCGACATAAGAAGTATGTGTGAATTAGGTACTAGAGAGACTAATTGACCTAGTATGTTTGCGATATATGTTTTGCCTTGTCGTCTTGAGACTGCAGCACACATAAAACGGTATTTAGGATTGTTAAGTCCATTTATAATACCTGTTTGAGATGAGTTCGGTTCTATACCTAGTAAATCTAGGTATCCTTCGATGGGCAATTTGATGAATCTTTCATCAGGAAATTGCATAAGAGAATCGGATAAAATATCCTTTCTTGAAATGTCTATCATTTAGTGTATTGTTACTTCTTCAAATAATTCGTTGTCGGGTTCGTCTAAAAATTGTCTATCCTCACATATATTATGTAGATAAATGAAACCTGCACAGAGTTCTGCTAACTCTTGCTCTTTTCTATTAAGTTGATCTTTTTTGTTTAAATATTCTAATATTGTTGCACTTTTTGATTGTAGATCATCAATCCAAAAATCTCTAGTATTCTTTTTGCCTGCCATTAACCTCTCCTTTTGAGACCTCTTGTAAATTTTTGTGACTTAGGTGGCATCTTTGTAGAACCTCCCTTTCCTGCCCACAAAACTTTATCAGCCCAGTATGCTGGTGAAGATTTACCTTTTGCAATATTTTTAGCATGTCTAGCCTTAAAACTTTTTCTAGCTTCAGGGCTATAATTATGTCCCATGCCTTGTGCACCAAAGCGGAGTACTTTAACTTTACCGCCAACTCTTGTAGCAACAACCGCTTTTTTCGATTTATGCTTTGGTGTCATTTTTGGTTTGTTTAAACGAGTCAATCCTGCTTTTTTCAGTCTTGCTTTTTCCGCTTTTGTTAGTGCCATTATCTTCTCCTTCTTGGAAATTTTGCTCTTGGTGGATTCTTTGTACTACCGAATCTTGGTCCAATTGCTTTTGGTGCTGCTGCATAAAATGCGCCTGCGCCATAAGGATTTTTAGTATTTACTAATGTTCCTGCTGCTGCATTCATGTCTCTTGTAACACCTCTCTTGAGTTTATGTTTACGAATCTTCTGTGTATTGTGTACTCCAGTTGGTCCGCTTAGAAAACCACTTGTTCTAGCTGCCATTTTTTCTCCTCAATGCTCTACGGTATACACCGTGTGAGCTACCTGGCATAAATCTCTTATCAGAACCTCTTCCGTGTGAGTGTATGCCTTTCAATCCCAATCTTCTTGCTTTTTTACGAGCTGCTCCGATTGTTTTATATACATCTTTATTTTTAATGTATCTTTTATGTTTTGTTTTGTTTACTGCCATTAATTTTTTCTTTTAGCTTTTACCATCTTATCTTTTATGTCTACTTTACCGTCAAAGTTTACATCTTGAAAAGTGATAATGTACCAAATTTTCTTTAAAAATTCAATCATTCTTTCTCCTGTTAATGAGTTCTAAATCTATATTTAGCCACGTCTTTTTTTCTTTAATGCTTTTTTACCTAACTTGATTCGTCTTGCTATTAAAGATTTTGGAACTCGTTTTCCATTTTTATATAAGTTAGAAATCTGCTTTATTACTTTTGCTAAAGCACTGCTTCCTTCATCGTACTTTCTAGGTACTCCGTGTTTGCTGTATGCTACCTTTCTTTTACTTTTTCTTTTTGGCACGAGTTTTCCTCACTGTTCTCTTTCTCTTGATGTCATTATCTTGTGAATGACCACCTCTCATGAAAGAGTTTACTCTGCCAAAAGCCCACTGACTCATAGACACTCCTGGTCTAGAACCTGAACTTAAAAAGGCACCTTGTCCTCTTCTATATACTCTTGAAAGCTGACCATAAGTAAATCTACTATTTTTTGCTTTTCTTTTAAGAGTATTTTGAACACTCACACTGAGTGTTTTTCTCTTTACACCTTTTCTTTTAACTGGTGTTTTTCTCTTTCTTCTCTTTACCGCCACGTCTTAACTCCTTTAATCGGACTCGATCTTGCTGTATTATTACAGGCACTGGGGTATTGTTATTTCCTCCCTTAGTAAAGGTTGGGTGAGACCATAAATATTCACATGTATTCTGACAATCATTTAGAGATGCCACATATTCGTCAATCGCATCAAGCGTTAGGTCATCACCCAGTAGATATATTATCACCTCCCAAGGTAATGTTTCAAAGTTTTGTTCATTTAATACTAAGATGTTTTCATCGAAGTCTGTTATTTTAGTAGTTCCATCAAGATAACTTTGATAACTCCATGGACATACTTTTTTTATAGAGTGAAAGTATTGTAACCAATTAACCTCTACTTCTTTTTTTCTTACCACGTTTCTTTTTCTTACCCATTCCTTTTTGCTTCTTTAGAATAGCGTCTCTTAAACCTTTTGGTAACTTCATTTGTTTCTTCGTTAGTGCCATTTATATTCTCCCACTGCCCTTCCGGACACTTTGCCGAATTAATAAGTACTTTGATCGGCATAAAGCACTTGCAACTATTGCAAGTTTTCCAATAACTATCAAACTCTGGACAGTTACGACATATATCGTACCGCTTCATATTTATGAACGTTTCGATCTTCTACGTTTTATCTTTCGTTTGATTGCTGAAGAGAGTTCAGTTTCTTTCTGAACCCTCTCAACTGCGTCAGTAAATGCTTTCTTTAGACTCATTTATCTTTCGCTTTGCCTACGTTTAGTGCAAACCAGTCTAAGACTACGTACACTTTTTTCATCCAACCATCGTCAATTGGGGTTGGAGTAATTGCTGCTATTAATGATGCAACCATTACAATTGTTGGGATAATGGCAATCCATGCCTGTACCCACTGAAAAAATTCTAACATTAGTTCATCTCCTCAATATATTCCTTTGCCGCTTTTTTAGTTGCGAACTTGTTAAGAACTCCATTTGGATTCCTAACACACCATCTGCCTCTCTTTTCGACCATACTCCAGCCTTCCGGTAAGGTAGATTGTTTCTTGACTTTTGGAGCCATTTTCATATCTTTTTTACTATATTCTTCTATCATAATTTTATCCGTGTAATGTGACTAAAGTCACGATTAAGCCTGCCATGAACAGTATTGCTGCTCCTGCGCCACCTATTAATATTTGTTCTATTCTCTGTATTGAGGTTTCCATTTCATCAAAACGTCTGAAGGCAGTTTTCCACCGTTCAGCTACAATAGCCTCAAGTTTCGCTAATTCTGCTTTTAGGTTCTGTATTTCTTCTGACATGGTTCTTTCCTTTAAAAAATTTATACTACAATTATATAAAACTTTTAAGCTTTTGTCAAGACTTATTTTTGTAAGGTATAAATTTTTACGGGTTCTGATTTTCCTTTTACTGTAACTTCGTCAAGGAACTTGTAGTCATAACCTTCAACTAAACTGTGCTCAGATATAATAACATCTACGCTATACTCTTTACATTGGCTCTCTAGCCTTGCAGCAAGATTGACGCTATCGCCGAGCACACTATAATCGAAACGGGAACTGGATCCGAAATTGCCCACAACACAAAGTCCTGTATTGATGCCCGCTCCTGTATTAATCTGATCAAGTCCTTCTTCTTTAAGTTCTTCATTTAATTTCTCCAAAGAAATTCTCATTTCTATAATTGCTTTTGTCGCATTTTCTACTTGTTGTTCGTCATCTAATGGTGCGCCCCAAAATGCCATGATGCAGTCACCCATATATTTATCGATTGTTCCTCCATGCTTTAAAATGATCTCAGTCTGATTGTCAAGAAAACGATTTATCAGAGTAGTAAGACCTTGAGGATCTGATTGGTATTTTTCCGAAATTGGGGTAAATCCTCTTATGTCAGAGAAAAGAAAAGTGAGTCGTTTTGTAACCCCACCCAAACTCAGTAGTTTTGGATTGTCTTGTAATTTTTTTACCATATGTGGAGATAGATACGTGCCAAATTGTTGTTTAATACGAAGACGTAAAAAGTATTGTTCTACGAAGTTATAAAAGGTCATTAGTGTAAAAATGATCAGTAAATTGAGGTAAATAAAACTTATGTCAAGTAGTAGTCCTTGTGCAAATAAGTTCTTACTTGCATAGAATAATCCACCTAGTATCAAAGCTAAAAATGGTATGGAAAAGTATACAAGTGATGATGTAAATATAAGTATTGTTCCTGCGATAAATGTGGTAAGGAGTTCTGCTCCTAGTGCCCAGTCGGGGGTTGTTTTGGTCTTGCCTTCTAGCATAGAAGATATTGTCATAGCTTGTACTTCGTGTGGAAAAAGAAGTCCTGCAGGTGTAGGTATTTGAGTAGCAATACCTTCTGCAGTAACTCCTATGATTGCGATAGGCGCTCCTTTAAAGTCAAGTGCAGATACTTTCTCAAAGTGTCTGTTCCAGTCTACATAGACATTTGCTCTTGAGTCTGAAGGAACTGTATAGGGTGGTACTCTTAGTGCTTGTATGCCACTATTTCCTACCTTTAGTTGATAACTTTTTGCGCCTTGGAGTAGTCTTAACATTTCCAGCCCAAAACTGGGATAGAGTTTTGACTCGACGCTTAGGACCAAAGGCATCTTTCTCACTAATCCGTCTGTTTGTGGAATAGCGGTTAGTAGTCCTACGGCCTTTGTTTTTGACTCCAGCATAGACGGAGTACGTAAAATTCCTGGGTATTTGTATAGCCATGGGTGTGGATCTCCTCCAATTGTGGCAGTGCCTACATGAGGACCGCCGCCTGTAGCTTTACTAGAAGCTACGAAAGGTAAAACAGTATTAGTATTCGCTAGTGCTTGTGCTAATTCTCTATCTTTACCGTGAATGTCTTTATCAGGAAAAAATATTGTAAGTCCTGAGAAAGATGATTTATATAATAGGTCTGCATATACATTTCGTGGCAGAGGGTAGCCTCCGTACTTCTCTACTGTTGCTTCATCTATTTCTACGAGTGTAATGTTTTGATCGTGTGTTGTGGGGGTTGACATCATCAAGTAATCAAAATACTTGAGTGTCAAAAATTCTGTGGGTTTCTGTATTTGTAAAAACAGTAAACCACCTAGAAGTAAAAATCCAATTATCTTTTTGTACATCTTTTTCTGGCTTTATTCCATACTTGATAGTTATTTACTACAACTAAAGTTGAACCTGCATTCATAAACATATATGTTTTATCTGAAACATTTTTATTAAATAATATATGCCCTTGAGCAATACTCTTTAGTGCTATCATTTCTGGTATTGTAGGAACGTCTCCTAAAATAGGATTCATTTCTACTACACAGTCATATTTCAAAGCTCTATAAGTAGAGTATATATCAAGAATCTGTAAAGCTACAAATGCTTCTTTATGTAGGTCATTTTTTTCGTGATAAGTTAAATTAAGTGCTGGAGCAAAGGTAAACTCTTGTATCTGTTTAACCTGAGCTTTGCTTAATTCTGATGGTAGAGCTACCGCCGCTACCAACAATAATGTTAAAAGTTTTGCCTTCATCATCTATAAGTATGTTATAACTTGTTCCACTATCAAGTTCTAGTCTTAAGTAATTATTTACTTGTCTTGTAAAACTAATCTCTGTCCCCTCTACTAAAGTAATGATATTAGTTTCTAAATCTTGTCCAATTTTTGTTCCAACTATATTTGCTCCTGAAAAGTCTTGTGTAAGTTGTTCTTGGTCTAATTCAGAAAGTTCTTCAATTACTGATAGTAAATCTTCAAAGAAATTTACATCTAGGTAGTCCACGTCTAATTCTGTGAACGTAAAATCTTCGTCTTCTGCTAGCAAGTCTATTTCTAGATCGTTGAAATCGAGATAATCAATATCCAGAAAATCGCCAACAGAATCATCAGCTCCGTCCACTCTTGAAACTTCTGTTCCATCTCTTTCCTTCGGTGGACTGACAATAAGAAGATTGTCAATCAATTCCAGGCTTATGTCCAATATCATTGGTTGAGTTGGTGTGCTCTCCCACATACTTGTAACAGTAGACTGAAATGGTTTATTCAATACAACAGTGCCTGCAGCGGTAGCAACTACTATCTCTCCCGATGGATCTCCAAGATCATTTGGTAAAAGAATTATTAGTGCTCTTCCTAACTCGTCTACAGTAACTGTGAAGTCAGTACCACGAATACCGATTTGAGACGTTGGGGTATCGATTTGAATATTTTCTTTATCTATTTTCCCTAGTTCTCCACTAATAAAACGAAGTGTACCACTTGCAAAGCTTAACGCCATCTTCGAATTACTAGGATTCGCATCGTAGACAAACTCATCTATAATGAGTTGAGAGTGTTCTGTTAGTCTGACTTGACTCTCGTCTAGAAAAGTTATTCCGAGTCGCCCATTAGCGGTACGAACATCGTCATAACTATTTATGTCGAAATCAAGTGCAGCAGGTAAGGGTTCATCACGAACAACTTGACCTGCGCCACTTAACTCTGTAATGTCTCCTATGTTATCAGCATGAAGTGGACGTGCCACCATCAGACTGAACAATACAAATATTACTATTTGACGCATTACTTTCAATTTTCAACCAGTCTCTTGCTAGTGTTGATGCCTGTGTGATTGTCATTGTATTCGAATCACCAGTTAAGTCAAGATAAAAATATCCTGCATCATTAGCGCTGGCTCCGTACCCACTTCCTGTAAAAGTGAGTTCGTTACTATCTCCTGTGATATCCATGAAGTTTGTTGCATAAGCTGAATCTAGGTCAAAAGTAATTTCGTTACTATCACCTAAAATAGTCCAATCTAAATCTAGATATGAAACATCGTTAGATTCTCCAATATCTACATCTGCTGTGTTAAATGAACCTGTTACATTAACATTAGCATTAACATAGTCTGCTCCGTTTAACCCAGTTGTATCCATTGACCATTCAAATTCATTACTATCTCCATCAAATTCATAGAATCCTGTAAAGTTATCTCCATACATGCCGTCAGTAAGAAACTTATTTGATGATCCGATTTGATTAATATCAAGTGTCCAACCTGTACCATAAAATACGGCTTTAGTCATTGTACCTGCTATTGCATCATCTCCACCAATTATGTTACCTGAACCTAACTGCTCAAGGTCGATAGCTGCATTACTTCCTGTTTGTTTAATAAAGATTTCATTATCTGCTACTAAACCAAAAGAAAGTAATAAAAGAATTATTCTAATCATGATTTTCTCCCATGAAATACCAATATCCTCTTTCCTGTCCTTGCATTATAAGTTCTACTATGGCAACTTCCATAGCTGCTTGTAAAGCAATTGACTTACTTTCATTCATAGCATTACCAGTTTCAAACTCTACGAGTTTTGTTCCTTCTGCTATATACCTAAAAAAGTCACTGGAAAGTCCTACGGATAATATGGTCTTTGTAGTAAGGACTTCTAATAAGATTTCGCCTGTACTCACAGACACTAATCTAATAGAAACTACTACTGTATCTTCTCGATACTGCTTGGAGTTACCAATGCCCAAGTAACGAGCACCAATACCTCCAGTTAATAGGTTAGAGTTATAATCAATAACTCCTCCCTCAAGTATAAGACCTGCAAACAATAGTGGTAGTTGCTGATCTCCTTCATCAAATCTCTCTCGGGTTGAACGAATAATCTGCCTTTCTTTTGTTATATGATCGATGCCTTTTCGTTCCACAACTCTAAAGAATTTTGAATGTTTAAGTGCCCTAATTAAGTATGCTTCTGGTGCTTGAGTAATTGCACTAGAAAAATCTGCATATCCATCTACACTCTTTCTTTGACCTGTTAAATCTAGAAAACTATATACTGCGACAACAGGTCGTTGTTTCGCCACAGGTACTGTTTTTATTTGTTCAGTAATTGGTTGATTGACTATAGCACTTTTAGAAAAGCACTCCGCCTTTCCAACAATTGTAACTACATCTTTGTAGTCTGCGTCTGGATTAGTTAAACAAGGTGATAGGTATTCTCTGTGCGTTGCGCAACTAGAAACCAAAATCGCCGATAGGAATACTAATAGTAGTTGTTTCCCCGGTAGTTTCATTAAATATCTCTAATGTAATCATACTTCCATCTGATGTCCAAGTAATAAGGTTATCAAATAAAGTAAAACTTCCATTCTCTGCAGGATTCTCGCCAAATAGTTGATCCACTAGTTGTCGTGATAGCTGCGCGTATATTCTGCTCTCAAAGTTCTTTATAAATCTTGCAAGCGTGGTGTTTTCTGCGTCTCTTTCCAACGCTTCTTTAAGAGCTTGAATTTCAGCCTCGAGAGCTTCTTTTCTTGTAAACTCTTGGTTTTCAATTGTGAGGTAGTGACTGCTTGTACCCACTCCACTAAATGACGGATTTTTAAATTTAAATTTAATCTCATCTGCTGATACTCCACCTGCAAGTAATATTAGTAAACTAATTATTCTTTCTTTCTTCATTTTCTTTTAACTGTAAAACTGTGTCTAGTTTCTTTTGCAATCTTATCATATCGTTATCTAACATTCGTATTTGATCTATTAGTTGTAAGATTGTCATCTTCATCTCTTCTATTGCTGGGTCTATGTTCTCTGTTATTGTAGTCCAAACAAAGTATACAAAGTACCCTAATCCAACCATAGCAACAACTGGAAATCCAAACTGTTGAATGGCGTCAATCACGTCTTGCATCTATACTCCCCGACTCCACAAAGTTTTCTGCTCTAGCTATCTTATCCAAATCTGGTGTTAATCCTAGAGCAGAACTTACGCTCATGTCTATTTTAATCATGTCGTTGTTCATTACTTTAATACGAGTAATTAACATTTTGGAGATTCCTCTAACTTCTTCAGTATCTCCAACGACATCTGCCATTATCTTTCTTATAATTAAAAATATAAAACCACCCATAAACAGTGCTGCTGCTATCGGTGCTCCGACTTGTCCTATAAGGTCAAATACTTCCATTATCCTCGTATATCTATTGTTGGTTGTGGTTCTATTATACACTCAACTTCATATTCGTGCCACTTCATATCAGGTGCTTCATTTGCAAAAAAGAAACATTTTTGTATATTACTGTCTTGAAAAAAGATTCTTTTCTCAAACCCATCTGGGACTGTTGCTCCAGTATCTAGTACAAGACTGTTCTTGTTGAATATAATTATATTCTCTACAAATAGTTCTTCTTCCTCACCCCATTTTCTTACTGCTGCTTCTAAAAATCTCCATGCACCTCTGTTTAGTTTTTCATGTTGTAGTGCTGAATTAACAAAACTAAAAGTATCTTTTAAATTTTCCATAGTATCTGAAAAGTGTGCAGCTGGAGCCATATGTCCTTTATCCCATATATTCTTATAATAGTCTTTATTATCAGAAGTATGAATATCATCTTCCTTGTAAAAGTTTAATCCTTTTCTATCTACATTTTTAGGTCTGTCAGTAACTGTATATGAAACAAATACTGGTTGCTCTAATTCTGTATTATAAAGTACTTGATAAATATTTTTATCTATCCATACTTCTTCAGAAAATACTGAAAGTGATATTAATAGTGTTAAAATTAGCTTATTCATAATTGTATTGCTGTTATCCTATTGTCTCTCTCAACTGCTTCAAGGTCAAAGTTTATACTTACTCCACAACCACAAGCATGTTGCTCTTTGGGATTCTCAAAGACAAATATTTCATTTAGTCCTTGTTTTTGGTAATCCAGTGTCATTCCATATAAGTAAGGAACTGACGGTTTATCGATTAATATTTGTATCTCGCCAAAATCTAGAAGTACGTCTAAATCATGCCTATCGCTAGTAGAATCAAAAATATACTCAAAACCAGCACAACCTCCGCCTGTGATCCCAAGCCGTATATAACTAAATCGTTCTTCGGCTTTCTTTTGAAGAAGTTTCTTAATCGCTTCATCAGTAAGGTCAATCAATGTCTCCGCCATCTGGATAAGTCCTAAAGTGCTTTACATCTTTTACGTCTGGCATATTGTCTCCATATAACTCTCGAGACTGTTCTTCAAAGTCTGAATCCCACTGTATGCCTTCTAAGTCGATGTCGTGATATTTATCTTCTCTTGGAATCTTTTTGGTTTTGTCAGCGTGTAGCTGGGTTGCACCATGTTTAGGTGTTTTCTTTCTTCCAAATATACTATCCCAATTTAGTTCAAATTGTTTTCTGTTTTTTATTTTTCTAGGTCTACTGCCTTTGCTCATAATCTTCTATTGCTTTTTTTATTGCTGCTTCTGCTAAAACACTACAATGTACTTTTATTGAGGGTAATTGTAGGGCTTCTGCGATTTCTCTATCTTTTACAAGTTTTGCTTCTTCAAGTGTTTTTCCAAGTAACATTTCTACTAATTTACTAGAAGATGCAATTGCACTTCCACAACCATAAGTTTTGAATTTCATATCTTTTATGATATTATTCTCTACCATAAGTTGTATTCTCATAACGTCGCCACAGGAAGGTGCTCCGACCATGCCTGTGGCTACTCGGGAGTCAGATGGGTCAAATTTACCAACTGAAAAGCTTTGAGGATTGTTTAAAACGTTGTAGAATCTATCGTTTACTTCTTTACTGTATGCCATTATTTTTTGAGCAACTTTTTCATAAGTTCGCCATAATTTCCTTGTCCAAAGCCATCTGCATTAATCTGGACGTTTGTCTGGGATTTGATAGAAGATGCTTTTGCTTTCTCTATCTCGGTCTGAGCTTTTATTTCTTCCATACGAATTTTATGTGCCATTTGTAATAAGTCTACAATATCTTTGCTAGTGAAAACTTCTGATTCCTCTGCTTCTTTAAGTTTCTGATCAATTATATCATCTAGTATAGTTCCGATCTTAAATCTATTGCGATAACCAGTATCTAAATACACGGAATCAATGTAAGCCTTTACTTCACGTTTTCCAAGCCATTCAGATATTGTATTTTCGTCTACTGCTAGAGCTGTTGCAGTTTCTTGTATATTTCCATACTCGAGATAAGCATTAGCAATTTCTAAGCCTTCGGGACTCATCTTAGTTGCAATTTCATTTTTCATATTTGAATTATAACCCAACTTGAGATAAATGTCAAGAAAAATTTTTTAGAGCATCATTATGATGATCTGTGTGCGTCAAGTCTCTTTTCTCAAAAAATCCAAAGTTGTACATGTGGAGGTGTTCTGTGAGCAGGGCAGAATCTGGTCTGTTATCCCCCCTTACCATAAAAAGGGGTGGTGTGTCAAGAAAAAAACAAAAATAAAGGCACTTATTTTTCATACACTATTAAAGGGAATCCGTCAAGAAAAAATCAAAAATATAAGGGGTTTAATTAGGCGTAAATATTGTATATTTAAGCGTAATTTTGCATACTACTTATAGAGATATTTTTTATTTTTAGGTACTCGAAAGACGGAGACCTAGCCGAAAGGCTAAAATTTCCAGAGGTAAACGGAAGCCCAAGCTTCTATGACCTAGCTAGACATAGCTTGTTATGATGTGGGTAGCAAACAAGATAAACAAAAAATATAAATATTTCTATTAACTTTAAATCAAGGAGACTTATGAAAACTAAAACTGAAAAAACTACTAAGGTTAAGAAGCCTAATAAAAAAGAATTAGAAAGAGATATATTCTCTCAGACTGATCTTTTCGATATGTCATTAAATCGCCAAACGATTAATAATATGACTGTAACAAATGCACTTGTTTCAGAATGTGTAGAAAATGGATTAATTGATAACATCTTTAAGAGGTTGACAAAATGACTATATCAAGATATTTTTACGATCTGTTTGATGGTGTGTTTATTCTCGATGTGCTTATCAGAGGATTAATTTTATTTATCATTGGTTCGGCTACTTTGGCTTTGTTCCTTTTGATTAACTTTTTATTATTAATACAATGATGGGATATTTAACAAATTCATTTTATCGTATGAAATCACTTCCTAAATTATCTAAAGATACTTTAACCAAAAAGATATGGGGAATGGAAAAAGATTTATCAAAACTTTCTTTTCATTCTGTTTATCTTTTCTATATTACTAGAGAAGATACAAACGGAAACTTAACAGAAAGATTTGTTAAACTCGGAAGAACGGCAGATTTAAAAAAGACAACGGCAAGAATAGAAAGCCATTTTAATTCTTATGATGGCTATACTGTCAACTGTCTTTATTGGGGCATGGATAATAATCCAACTCGTAAATGGGTTCTTTGGCATTGTGACATTATTGAAAAAAGGGTAAATGAAACTTTGCAATTTAACGGCTATTCACTTGCTAAGATTCCGAGAAAATTTCCAAAAGAATTATTTAGACTTGCAGAAGATCAAAGCGAAATCACCTGTAAGGACTTTGTAAAAAAATTGGTTGACTTGCTGGACACTTCCAAAGAAATAAAAAACTTTGGACAACTTGCAAGAAAAGACTTTAAATTTATAACAGATGAAAAAATATAATCCTTTTGATAATTGGAATGACTATGTAATGCAGACACACATTGAATGGGTGTTAGCAAAAAGAAGGTTAGACCATAATCCAGAATATAATATATCGCCCAATGATTTTCTTACGCTTCATTGGGATAATTTAATTTCATGTTTTAAAAAGGGGGTAAAATATGAATATGAAAAAACTATCAGAGCATGAGGAAAAATATTGGAAATACAATAAAAAACTTTCTGATATTAGAAACAAGGCTTTAATAAAAACAGGATATAAAAAAATTGATGGTGAGGTCTGGACTACTTTAACAGGTCTTGCTATTTGTTTATGTGTTCTTGCTGTATTTGCTCTAGGTTGAGCAATAGGGGAACGGGCAACTCCTTAATTTTGCCCTTTCTAATTTACTTCGATACTAAGAAAATTAGAAAATGGTAAAAAGGATTACCATCTTTTTTACTGTATATAATTTATATTGCCACTCTTTCCACTTCGACAGGGTTAAGGGTGGCGATATTTTACAAGGAAACTATGAAAAATTATTTGGACTTAATTGAAAATATAAAGAATGAAGAATTAACAAATTTAGATTATCAATATATTTTTAATACAATTGAAAAAGATACAATGATTTTTGACGATATAAAACATAATATAACTTGTGTTCGTTATGAATTATTAAATTTATTAAAACATGATGAAAATGCTGTTTCGGAAACTGCTTATCATATGGCGAAGATTATTAACCTTCTGAGATATTGGGAGATTTACAAGGGGGAACAATTTACAGATGATGAAACCTAGCGACCCCAAAGGTATTTTATTTCCTTCTCCGGAAAGAGGGCTAGAAGATACCAAGCGATTTTTAATTCGTGTTTCTGTTATGCCTTTGAATAAACAGATGAAAATATTAGATGATTTTTTAAGATCATTGGCAAATCAGAATAGACTATTTAAAGGATTAATCACAAAATGTAAGAATGGCAATCAAACAAGGTTGCTGGAAAAACATTCTTATTGGTGTGTCAATTCTTCTGCTCTAGCTGTTAAGCATAGGGCAAAACTTGAAGATTAACTAGACGGAAACAAAACGCATATATCTCTCTCTTTGGGGGTTTCCTTTCTTTGTTTTGTTTCCTCGAATATTGGAAATCCCCTTTTTTCTTTACGATCTTTTTTAGATCTCAACTTAAATAAAAACCAAAACTTTCCCTTTTTTTTCTTTACGATCTTTTTTAGATCTCAACTTAAATAAAACTCAAAACTTTCCCCTTAATTCTTGCCAAAATGTCAATTTTTCAATTTTTCGATCCTAAATTTACCCCTCACATAATGCCCTTAATTTCGTCTCTAAAGGCATACCTTATTTTTTGTGGGCTATGCTTCGCTTTTCAAAAATTTTCTTTATAACTCCTTTCTGCTCGTCTCAGAGCATTTTATACTATAACCAAAACTTATAATACACTATAAATATTACTTATATCCGGATCGGGATTTTTTTTTATTTTTTTTTAAACGCGCTCAGCGCCTAAGTGCGAAAGTGATAAGTTGAAAAGTGATGCATGCGCGCCTAAGTGCGAAACTGAAGTATTAAAGTGGTCTACTTTTTAAGCGGCGCGCCTGCGGCTGGGTTTCCCCTAGTCTATTATAACACGAATTTGAAAGCCTGTCAAGTCTCGTAGACAAAAATAAACCCCGCTACGGCGGGGTTATCCACAGGTTATCCATAGGGTTATGCACACTTGACCATCATCACCCGCCACACAGCGTCATGCAAGGTGGCGGTATATTCACAGCTTTGCCCAGCTTAGGTTCAACCTGAGGGGAGGCGAGTAGCGGACTATTGTCCGTCTACTAGCTCGAGAACCCATTGGATTGTCTCAACATTTGATCTGCCTAGGCTCTCAAAGTGAAACAAAGGTCTGTCTGTTTTCTCTGCAAGTTTTCTTAAAAGAGCTTTCTTGCTTACTCTTGTTTTTTTCTCGATTTCTTTCGCCATCGTTTCTCCTTATTCTTTTTGAGACCCATTTCCCAAAAACATATATATATTATAGGGGAGCCTTCTTGAAATGTCAACAACTTTCTTTGATCAATTTTTGTACAGGCGAATTTGCGCCCATTTTACCACACAACTTTCGCCGAGTCAATACTTGTGCAATAAAAACGAAAAGATTTTTAAACCATTGGTCTTCTCGCAAACCTGCATGTATAAAGGGTTTGCGAGCAGGGGGTCGCATGCTCTGCGCCTAAGTGCGAAAGTGAAGTGCAAAACTGAAGTACAAAAGCGGTATGCGCGCGCAGCTGGGCATATAATAAGTCTTATTTATATTTTATCATAGTTTTGGGAAGTTTGCAACAGATTTGCAGGGATTTGCGAGGATTTTTGTGGCGGCTTGCGGTGGTTTCGCGTGCCGCCCCCGAGAGTTCGATAGCGTAACTTTCTTCAATTTTCTTCCGCCAAGATGTTGACTTTATGAAAACGCACTGTATAATAGTATATATGAAATCGAAAATAAAAGAATGTTTCCAAGACGCAGAATGTGGACTATGCACAATAAGCTTAATTCTATTCGTGGTATTCGTAGGAGTAGCACATGTGGCTTAAGAAACTTCTTGACTTTTCAACAACGCCACTATATAATAGTAGGTATAAATTAGGAGAAAAAATGGCAAGTAAAAATTATACAGACGAGATGGTTTCTCAAATGGTAGAAAACTACCAAGAACAACCAAGCATGGACACAGTTCATGAGCTTGCACAGGCTTTCGGTAAGACTTCAAGAAGCATTATCGCTAAGTTGTCCAGAGAGGGTGTTTACAAAGCACAACCTAGAACAACTAAAACAGGTGAGCCTGTTGTAAGAAAAGACGAGTTAGTAGCTGAAATGGCAACTATACTTGGAATTGACGAGGCAATGATAGCTTCTGTTGCGAAGGCAACCAAAGCTGACCTCAAAAACCTAGTAGCAAGACTTTCAGAGATTTGCTAGTGGAAAATCTAATAGTAGATATAATAGTGTGCTTAATCACATGGTGTATCGCAGGGCTTTATATCTACTATCTTTTAATCGATCCGATAATGCGTTTATTTGACGATTAAGCCAAGAAAAAAAGATTAATATTTTTCTTGACAAAACAAAAAAGCCAGTATATAATATATATATTGAATGGGAAAACAAAAGAGAAACCCAACAAGCGGAACTGGAGAGTGAACCAAACGCAGTCTAACATATCAGCTATGCGATCATTTTAGAAGCAAAGAGTTCATGGAGAGGTTGGTGGGAGTTACGCTGTTCTTTTTAAGCTTTTGCTAGTATTTCATTTTTGGAACGAGACGAAAAATGGTAAAACTAGCCCTAACAATCTTAGGCGAGAGAGTTAGAAGCCTGTTGCACACGCTGTGCTAGTGCTGTAGTAAGCCCTCAGAAGTGGGCAGGTGAATAGCCAATTACTAACTCTCGCCCCCTAACAATGCTACTGAACAACGATTCGTAGGCAGTCAAACATTGGCACTCGCTGTCAAACATTGTCCAACCCTACGGCACGGCAGAAGCCCAGTAGCAAAGCGAAGCGTCTGGAGTATGTATTTACTAGCGTTTGCAAGATAACAAACCAATTATATGGTAGCAACTTGCAACGACTGTTCGCTTCCTCTGTTCGATCGAGCCACTGGTTGAACGGCAGTATTGATGATGGCAGGTAATTGACGCGTTGATTATGACCTCAACAATCACGCAAGTTGATAGTAAGCTACGAAACTATCCGTTTAGAGAGTGCTATCGTGAAAACTTTCACATATGGTGGTAGTCAGCATTGCTGGCGAGGCTCGGGAGTTGCAACTCCTTGGAGTCTAAAGAGAGGTGGAAGCAAGGTAACAAGGACTTTGTCTCGGGAAACTTGCTCACTCTCCCCCTAATAAAATTGAGACTGAAAAGCAAAAGTAAACTGCGACAGCCGCTAAGGCTGCACAATGTTCGGCACTGGTCACGCAACGCACTCCGATTGCAGTTGAAAAGCGAAGTAGGAAATCGACTACTCTATAGATGGTCGTCAGATTAGTAGACGCTGTAAAGGTTACTCGGCTGAATTCCTATAGGCAGTAAGCCGTCTACTTTCGAGTAGTATGAACTTGGCACTCGCTCAGAGTGCCTTTTCTATTTCTAAGATCGTGAAAAATAGTTCTTGACTGACATCAAAATTTCAAGTATACTATATAGTATGAAAATGAAAAATATAACAGAAATGGATTTACACGAAGCTATCTCTTTCATAGAGAAAGAGCATAACTGTGTAATCTATGGAATACTAGAAACAGAAGGCTTAGAGCAAGATGTAAATTGCTGTGAACTAGAAAGCTCACGCAATATAAATAAAATCTCAAGGCAAGAGTGGAAAGATGCTATGGAGTATGCAACTGATGCAAATGCAGATGCTAATGCTCAAGAGTATATGTATATGGTAGGACTGGTGGCTGAGTATCTAACTGATAATCACAAGCCAAATCCAATGAATTATCTAGGAGGCTACAGTGGGTAGATGCAGAAAGTGCGGAAACGAAGTAAGCCTAGCTAGGATTAGGATAGTAGGCAAGCTCTGTTTGGAGTGTGGAGACGAAGTAGCAAAGCTACTTAGCGAACAACGCAAACAGCAGTGTGCCCCTATCTTTAACAAAGGTGGCTACCAGTATATAACCGAAATGGATTTAAAAGATTTAGGCAAATAAGGAGAAAAAATATGGCTAATCATGTATATTTCAATGTCACAGTTGATGGCAATGAAGAGTGCTTAAAAGGTTTTAGCTCAGCTATGGAAACCCATACTGTAAAGCGAAAACTTTATGACGGCACAGAGTATGTATGTAGGGAGCTTCTTGATATAGACAAACTAAAGTTTATGCCAGAAGGAACTTACGACAAAGACGGCTACCTCGAGGATAGCTGGAACTACTATGTGAACAATGTAGGCGCAAAGTGGTGTAATGTAGAAGAGACAGAAGCTGACTACTTTAGTGGTTATTCTGCTTGGTCTGCTCCAATACAATTTGTGCTGTATTTGCATGAGTATTTATACGATCATCATGATAAAAAGCATAGTATCAAAATGACCTATGAAGATGAGTTTAGAAACTTCATTGGAGTGGCTCACTATAAAGATGCTAACTTTGATTGGGAAGAGCTAGATGAAGGCGATATCCAAGAAGAAATGAGAAAAGTATTCGGTGATGCAGTAGATAAAGAAGATTTTTGGGACGGCGAATATGACGAAGGCGACCCACAAGAAATACAAGACGAAATAGTCTGGCAGTGGTTCGAAGAGAACTAAGGAGAAGAAATGCCAACAAAATTTAAAAGAGACGAAAAGCTAAGAGTAAGAGGCTCAAGCAAAGTGCAAACACACAAGCACTTTATTAAGCAGACTCCGCTAGAGGAGCTGATGAAGTATATTAACAATGATAGTGGAAAACCGAAGGTAAAACAGAAGTGCAGAAACGAAGTCGTAAGAAGAGGCTACAAGATAGTAAAGATATGAAGGAATACAAAGACTACGATCACTTAGAACTACTCATAGGTTACATTATCCTAGCAACTTGGTTGTTGCTATTATTAGGACAATAAAATGAGAACAGGAATATCAAGCACAGGACATAAGCCCACTAGAAAGGGAACGAGTATAGGTAAAAAGCCTAAGAGTATGGCTACTATGAACAAACATAAGCGAAGAAGCTTTAAACTAAGTAGAGGACAGGGCTAATGAAAGAAATAACGCTAGAGAAAGTCATGATGACACAAGACGAGTATCAAGATTTGCTTCGCTCAGTTAAAAAACTAGCGAAGATTGGTGTAACGCTGGATTACACTGTAAGTAAACCAACACACAAGCGAGTAGGAGTCAAATTCAACCAGCAGTATGATTTCGAAAAGCTTGCTAAGCTAATAGGAGAATAAATGGACTTAGATTACATATTTAAAACAGACGCATATCTCTGGAAGCACAGAGACGACCAAGACACTAATGGTAAAGAGTGCAGAAGAGAAATACAAAGAAGAAAACTAATAGGTTACTGTGATGGCACTGCTATCAACAGAGGAACTGACGCTATGGGTAACCCAAAGCCAAACCCATACGCAAGATGACTGAGTATAAAAACGAAGTAGAAAAACGAAGGTTACAGCTAGAGTATGAAGATTGGGCAGATAAGATAGTGCATATTTATGTAGAGTATGGAGTTTGCTACAAAACCTTCAACTCTGGCAGAGTAACGAAAGATGGTGTAGAAATAGAACCAGCTAGAGAATATGAAGAAAGCATAAGGAGAATGGAATATGAATTACAGCGAAGACGACACAGCTAACATAGTTCAGCAATATATGGATAATCCAACTAGAGAAACTGTGGACAAATTAGCACAAGTATATAATAAAAGTGCTAGAAGTATCATAGGTAAGCTAGCAAAGGAAGGAGTATATCAACGAGTAGAATACCGAACCAAAACTGGAGAAGTGCCAGTAACAAAGTTAGAGATAGTAGAGGAAATCCAATCCCAGCTGGGTTGTAATCAAACCCTAACTGGGCTTGAGAAAGCTCCTAAAGAAACTTTAAAGTTGTTACTAGAATCTCTGGACTGACGAGCAAAGTTAGAACAAAATTAGCCCTACATTCGATAGGGCTTTTTTTATGTCTTTAAAAATTTTCGGTTGCGTGAAAGTCCTTGGAATTAAAGACGAATTTTTAGTAGTTAGTTTAGATGTTTTTAAGTTGTTACAGAACGTAACTTAATGGTCGTGCTTTATAACGTTTAAGTGAATGTAACACGATTTGGTCTATTCTCTTTCCCAGACTTAGCATAAAACCAAACACCCCAGTCTCTCGCTTACGCTTCGACTGTGGATTGTTAAACAATGCAGTTTAGGGAAAGAATAGACAGACCAGTGATTGGGTTTGGTCTATCTTATAAATTAGATATAAATATTATACCACGAAAATCGGCATAAGTAAAGACTTATTTTTTGAAGGTCATGTAGAGCCTCATTGAAACGGGTTAGTTTAATGTAAAAATAAATTATTTTTGTAAAGTAAAGTTGTTTTTTGAAGTGCTAATTCTCACTATCCAATGCGTCAGCGTCTTTTAACCTTTTAAGTTTACGGTCAAGCGCCTTCCAATTTGCTTGTGAGTTGTTCGCTTCTTGATTTTTTCTTCGATTTCTTCGTATCGCTGCTTGCTTAGTAGTATTTCTTTTAACGCTTGGTTTTTTATACTCTTTTCTTTCTAGCAGTTCTTGTTTAAGTTCCTTGCCGTAAGCTCGGAATTTTCGTAATGCTCTTTCTATATTCATATGTTTTGTGTGTATTTTCAAAATGTCCACCTTCTCTTTCTGAGGTATTGCACTTGCTTTCTTATAGCATTTTCAGAACGCCCAAGATGTTCTGCCATCGTTCTTACTGGCATATGCTTGTAGTTATCTTTTAGATACTGGCGATCTTTGTGTGTCCATTCTATTTTCATTTACTCTATTATATTCGACTTTGAGGTAAATGTCAAGAGTTAAATTTTTTTACTTGACATGAAGTTAAAAGCATGAGATAATATACTTATGAATATAGATATAGCATACCTAATAATATTAATTTTAAGTAATGTAGGAACTTATTACTACGCTAAATTTGTTGGCATACAGAGAACAATAGATTATCTAGAAGCCAATGAAATGATAGAGTTTGATGACGACTAGAAAAATAGTTCTTGACTTTAAGTTTAAATTATGCGATAATAAGTATGAAAACAATGGTGTTTTCAGTGCCATACCGAAAGGGTGGCTCATAGTATAGGAGTATAATTATGACAAATACAATGTTAAGACATTTTTTAGGGTTTGACCCAGCAGTGTTTGAAACAGTAGACTCAACTTATCCACGATACAATATCGTAAAAGATATGGAAGATCAGGTAAGTGTGGAGATTGCAGTTCCAGGCTTTCATCGTGATGATGTAAGCGTTGAACAAGACGGAAATAAGTTGTTAATCAAAGCAAAAGCGATTAACTGGTTGCAAGAAGGCGAAAGCTATTTGCATAAAGGTTTTTCGAGCAAAGGTTTTGACCAGCAGTTTATTCTTGGCGAGTTTATGGAAGTTGATTCCGTAAGACTTTGTGATGGTATTCTTACTATTAATGTAGTGAAGAATATTCCTGATGAAATGAAACCTAAAACATTCGACATAGAGTGATGGTTCATTGCAAGACTCCGCGCTCAAGGCGGAGTCGCCTTTCTATTCAGCGAGAGAAAGAACGCAGAAAGAAAAGTGACCAAGAAACGCTATCAGCCATTGATAAGGAAATTGAGAAATGGCAAAGGAGAATAGACAAATGGAAGTAAGTAAAAAAGCGAACAGACCTAGCACTTTACAGGACAAAGCTCTACAAAGAGCATTAAAAAACTCCAAGCCTAAAGTAGGCACACCACATGATTGGGAAGACTACGAGCGACAACAGAATAGCGAAGGAGAACAAACAAATGGAAATAAGTAAAGAAGGCTTAGCTCTTATCAAAAAGTTTGAAGGGTTTGAAGCACACGCATATAGATGTCCAGCAGGTGTCTGGACTATTGGCTATGGTCACACAAAAGATGTAAAAGCAGGTGACGAATGGAGCCAGAACCACGCAGAACACATGCTCGAGGCAGAGCTAGAGGAATTCTGTAAGTACATAAACGATATGGTTAAAGTGTCATTGGAACAGTTCCAATTTGACGCATTAGTAGCTTGGGTATATAACCTCGGGCCGACTAACCTAAGAGAATCAACACTATTAAAAGTAGTAAATGAAGGCGATTTAGAAGATGTTCCACATCAAATCAAAAGATGGAATAAAGCTGGAGGCAGAGTTCTCCAAGGGCTTGTTCGTAGACGAGAAGCAGAAGCTCTTTTATTCCAAAACAAGGAGTGGGAGCATGTATAAAGTTTTTCTAGGAACTACACTTATAGCAAGTGGTCTTTGTTACTATTTGTATCAAGAAAATCAGAAGCTACTTGGAAATGTAAAAGTACTAGAAGTAGCTGTTGAAGTACAAGAACAAACAATACAAACACTTCAAAGTGACTTTGCTCTACAAGGACAGAGCATTTTGGAGTTACAATCTAAAAATCAAGAGATTCAGTTAGAAATGAGTCGCTATCTTGATATATTTAAAAGACACAATCTTACTAGATTAGCAGCGGCAAAGCCAGGTCTAATAGAGACAAGAGTAAATAAAGCAACAAAAGAGGTATTTGATGGAATCGAACAAGACAGTAGGGATATTGATGACGCTGATGATGGTATCACAGTGCAGCCTACTCCCACAAAAGACATTAGAGGTTAGTGCAAAACCAGTAGAAAGGCAGATTATTCAGCCTGTACTACCTCGTGAAATAGATTTAAAAGAACCTTACTGGTATGTAGTTAGCGAACAGAACATAGAAGAGTTCTTAGCTGATATAGAAAAACGAGAAGGACAAGTAGTATTTCTCGCTATGTCCGTACCTGACTATGAATTAATGGCATATAATATGCAAGAGTTAAAGCGATATATTCGTGAACTCAAAGAGGTAGTAGTTTACTATCGAAAGGTAACAACCGATGGAACAGACGGAGAACCGAAATGAGGTAAATATTGACCTCGATAAATATATGTCTCTAGTAGATAAGCTAGATGACGCAGAAGATACTATCTCTGCTTTGAAAACCGAAGCAGAAGCAGCTAAGAAAAGATTAGCTCCGCCAAAGAGAAAGTTTATGGATTTGTTTTTAGATGATAATGATGTAAACGAGAAAGCAATCATAGGATTTATTTCTTTTTTCTTTATGATAGTATTCGCCAGTTGTGATCTTATCACAGCATTTATGGGTAAAGAGTTGATAATTGACGACACAATATACACATCGCTAGTAGTGGTAACACTTGGAGCGTTTGGTATATCGGAGGCAGGTCGTGCTTTCGGTAAGTAGTCTTTCGATACTTTTACTTATTATCATTTCCTTGGCATATTCTAAGTATGTCAAGGATCATTTCAAAAAATAATTCTTGACAACAATCCCAAATTTCGATATAATATACCCATGAATTTATTTTATTTAGACGAGAATTTAGATAAGTGCGCGGAGTATCATGTCGATAAACATATCGTGAAGATGCCACTAGAAGCTGCACAGCTTCTGTGCACAGCAGTTTGGGTAGATGAAGTGCTTGGGTTTATCCCTAGAGCATTGAATCGAGAGGAGAGTGCAGTTCTAAATGAACACAAAGCTAAGATAAAACATTTACCAATGGACGAGAGACCTCTTACTCCATATCTACCAATGATGTATAATCACCCTTGCACGATATGGACACGACAGTCTCTTGACAATTTTGAGTGGGTTCATTGTTACGCTAATGCGCTGAATGACGAGTATCATTATCGCTATGGCAAACAACACAAGTCAGTGGTTGGAGTAATTAATAAATTGCCAGACCCAAAAAACTTGCCTAGAGATGGACTCACTCCTTTCGGTATGGCTATGCCAGATGAGCTGAAAGACCCAGACGATGTCGTAGGTTCGTATCGTCTGTATTATCACACAGACAAGGCAACCTTTGCTAAGTGGTCACACAGACCTACACCAGATTGGTGGGACGAAGGATTGGCTTGGTATGACAAAAGGATTACAAGTAAGTAATGGAACAAATTTTTTACAGGGGAGTAAAGATATTTATCCCCGAATCTCTAGCAGATAGAGAAAAAGACGACTATATTAGACACGCTAAGTCATCAGTAAGCAGATGGCGAAGACCAAGTTTTAAACCTAAGAATAACAGAAGAAGAAGAAAACATGTATAAGTTTAACGAAGATAAAGTGCTAAATGAAATTAAACAATGGATAGATGGCACTTATTCAAAGCATTATAGCATGAGTAAGATACAGTCTACTGAATTTATAGCAGATTCAGGTCACGGAGTTGGTTTTTGTGTCGGTAATATTATAAAATATGCCCAGCGTTATGGCAAGAAAGAAGGCTATAACAGGGAAGATGTATATAAGATAATTCACTATGCAATTATTTTACTAGGTATAGAAGATGATAAAGAAGAAAGATCACGAGAACTTAACTAAACAAAACATAGACCGAGTAATAAACTTACTCGAAACAGAGAAGCCAATAACTAAGAAAGAGGCGTGTCAAATGTTAAGAATAACATACAACACCTCAAGATTGGCAAGGATAATACAGGATCACAGAGATCAGGAGTCTTTTGTTGCACTTAGAAAATCCCAAAACAAAGGGAAACTAGCTACAAAAGATGAGATAAAGTCTGTATGCGAAATGTATATTGAAGGATATAATCTTTCAGAGATCGCAGGTAGTCTTTATCGCTCTCCAGCTTTTGTGAAGGGTATTATAGAAAGAGTCGGAGTGCCTTTCAAACATGCGCAGGAAGGATATAACTGGAAAGAAGTTATCTTGCCAGAGCAGTGTGTAAGTGAAAGGTTTGAGATAGGTGAGAAAGTTTGGTGTGTTGCTAACAATACACCTGCTATTATCAAAAGAGAATGGGTAAACCCTGATGGTGAGTATGGATATTTAGTCTATACGATTGAACCGCCTTTTGATTTTAGTGATACTTTCTTTCCCTATGTTCAATATGGTGGTAGATACAAAAATCAACTAGCCTGTAACTTAGGTAGTCTTCGACACCTAGAAGAATATGGAGTTAAATTATATTAATGTTATTACAGCGTTTTGGATAGCAACAGTTTTAATATCAGTATGGAGGCTTTGGTGGCCTTGTATGCAGATACTAAGATTGACGAAACCCAAATCGTTAGTAGTAAAGTGGTGGTTACTAAATGCTGTTATCTTTTCGATAATGGCAATTCCAATGGCGCCTATATTGCTACCCTCAGTATTGAGTGAGCGACTTAGGTTTCGTTTTGTAACCTCTTATGTAGGAGCGATAGATGAAGAATAGTTTATTAGAAGCAATAATAGAAAAAGCAAAAGGCGAGATCGCAGTAGCAAAAGCAAACATATCAGTATATATGCGTAATTCTGTTGCTATAGGAGATCACCCAAACATAGTCGAAGCTATAGAAACTCAGATTGAGAGAATAGCAGAAGCACATGAAAAAATTTCTACGATAGAAAAATACTTGTAGTCAAGAATCAAAAAATAGTTCTTGACTTTGTCCTTATTTCTATATATAATATATATAAATGAGTGATAGATTTTATTTACAGATGAGGCAAGCGACAGGGTGGGCGCCCGGGTTGCCAGAATCTTACAAACGGAGAAAAAGAATGTCAAATTGGACAGATGAATTGAAAGCACAAGTAGTCCAAGACTACGAAAGTGCTGATCCTACTCCAGAAACGAGTATGGAAATTGTGTCAGATATTGCAGAAAATATCGGGCAGACACCAAACGGCGTTAGAATGATTCTAACAAAAGCTGGTGTCTATGTGAAGAAAACCCCTGCAGCCGGCAAAGCATCAGGCGGTGGTGGAACTAGAGTATCAAAAGAAGGCGCACAACAAGAGCTGAGTTCAGCTCTTTCGGACGCAGGAATTGATGTCGATGATTCCATAGTCACAAAACTTACCGGTAAAGCCGCTAAGTATTTTGCAGAAGCAATCAACAAGCTCAACGGCTAGTTGGTAGTTTAATCCTCGACTTCTAACCGAGTCGAGGAATTTTTATATCTTGTAAATTCAGTTGTTTTTTAACCTAGCGATTGGACGGTGAAGGATTACATCAACCAACGCAGGAGAAAAATGAAAAAAGATAAATTTATACAAGAGATGGAAAAGCACGGCGATGCAGTAATTACTTATCGTAGTGCAAAAAGTCGTAAACTAAAGTATAATGTTTGCACAACGGAGTTCGATAATGACTATATACAGTCAAAGAGAAATCGTGCAAAAGCAAACCAACACCAAGTATTATGCTGGTGTTGGGATACCGACTCGTACAGACTATTAGTACCTGAGAATGTAGTTTCGATAGTTCCTCTCTCAAAGATACTAAAAAATGATTGAATTACATACAGCTCCTTCTATGTATGAGAGAGAAATACATTATAATGAAGATAAAGGGCAAAAAATATACCTAATGGTAAATAGTTTTAGAGGAAAAGAATATTTGCATATAAGAAAATATTATCAAGACTTTAGCGAAGAATGGAAGCCTTCTAAAGAAGGTGTTGCTATGGAGTTAGATTTTGACAACTCAAGGGAACTATTTACAGCATTAGTCGAGATTCTTTCTCTTGCAGAAAGTAAAAAAGTTATCGAAGAAAACTTTAAAGATTTACTAGATAATATTTATCAGAATTAAAAAATAGTTCTTGACAATGATCTCAAACTCGAATATAATATATGTATGAGTTTGGAAAATTATCTAAAGCAATGTGACTTAGCGTACTTCAATGGACAACCATTGATCGCTGATGATGTCTATGATAGACTGAAACAGGTAGACGAAGAAGTCGGTTATGAAGATAATAGAGAGCAACGAATTGCTCACACCTTTCCTATGTGGTCTTTACAGAAAGTCTTTTCTGGCGAGACCACACCCCCGTCATGGGCAGATGATAAATCAGTAGTAGTTACACCTAAACTAGATGGGTCTGCAGTTAGCATACTCTATGTTGAAGGACAGCTAAAGATGGCTCTAACTCGTGGTGATGGTAAGAAAGGTGTTCCAATTACAAACAAAATAAAGTATCTTGTACCTCGTCAGTTACAAACTGATGAAAAGATACTACAAATAACAGGAGAAGTAGTTGCTCCAGTCGAATTTCCTAATGCACGGAACTATGCCGCAGGCTCACTTAATCTAAAGAATGATGATGAATTTAAAGAAAGATCAGTTAATCTGACCTTTGTCGCCTACAATGTAGAACCGAATAATATGGATTTGTGGTCACACAAATTGCTGACAATCGGAGCATTGGGTCTAGCCACTGTTCTAACAGTAGACAAGTATTATTATCCCACAGATGGAGCGGTGTGGAGACTAGACGATGTAACTGAGTTTGAGAGGCTTGGGTACACTGCACATCACCCTCGTGGTTCTTTTGCATACAAGACTCGAGAGGCCGGCGTAACTACAACCCTGCTTGATGTAGAATGGAATGTAGGTAAATCTGGAGCCGTAACACCAGTTGCAATTCTAGACCCTGTAATCATTGATGATGCGAACATTTCTAGAGCAACCTTGCATAATGCAGGTTTCATTGAAGCCCTTGATCTTGAGATAGGGTGTAAAGTGGAAGTGATTAGAAGTGGGAAGATCATACCCAAAATCGTTAGGAGAGTTGAGTAGTGGAGATAATTGGATTTATCTTGGGCTTTCTCATTCTCCTACTAATGGGTTGGATAACTTATGTCAGTGCAGAAATGATCTCCGAGAAAAATAGGAGAAGAAGATGATTTGGTATCCCGAAGAAATGCTCTACGAAGAGTTTAGATTATGGATTCACGAACAGCGACGAATAGAAAAAAGACTTGGTTTCAAGTTTAAGGAAAAAGATATTGAATACTTCAGAAGAAGTATATTCGAACCAATGCTAGAGGAGTTTTATGCAGGAAAAGACAGCGAATTTTAGAGAGATAGTATCAGAATTTAGAGAGTATGGAGTGCCTGTTGAAGGTGCTAGATTTGCTTTCATAATGTCTACGAAAGAAGGTTTTGAAGTAGATGTATACGAGGACACAGAAAAAATAAGAACAATAAAAGTACATCAGCACTCTGCTAGTTATGCAGAAGACTGTGCTGAAAATTGGTGCCAGAGAGTAATGGACTGATGGACTTTACAACGACAATAATAGTAGCAATGTTTTTACTTTATATGTATTATAAAGAGAACGACAACGATAAATATGGATAAAAGAACAAAACGAATACACAAAGAAACAATGTTTAGTGTACTGAGTGCTTTACTTACTCAGTTTCCATTAAACTATTTAATACTCTATATATGTATAGAAAGGTTTGGTGTTACCAGTCCTGAGATACTATCAATAGTATCAGTTATATTTCTAACTATAAGTGCATATATTAGAGTATTTTATACACGAGTATACTTCTCAAAGAGATACGAAGATGTATAATCGCCTCAAATCAGCACAGTATGGACACGGCTTTAAGTGGTTTGTCTATGCGCATAGAAATAGGATTTGGATTTTTAGATGAAAGGTATCATTTATGGAATCAAGTTTATAGACCCCGAAACACAAGAAAAATTCCTCAAAGTAGGGATTGCTAAGTTTCGAGCAGGAAAAGTAGGACTAGGAGTTCTACAACGAGGTTCTAGTAAAGACTTCTATACACCTGACTACCAACAGTTTATTCAAAGAACTTGGACAGGTGAGTATGAAGATTGCAGAAAAATGGAGTGGGTTTTACACGAAATGTTTGCAGATGATAAGTATATACCCGATATAAAATTTGGTGGATATACAGAGTGCTTTTCAATAAACTCTAAGATACTACGATGGTTTCCGAAGAAAAGAGAAACAGCAGAAGATTGGCTAGTAAGACATCAAAATTATAATATACCCAAATCTGAGAAATCGAAAAATATTTCTTGACAATGAGGTTAGTTTTATATATAATATATAAATAGAAAATATGAAAAGAATAGAAATCCCAACAGATTGTCCATCATGCAGTTCTGAACTAGAACTTGTGAATGAGCAGTTATTTTGTAGGAATGACTATTGTGAAGCAAAGAATGACAAGAAGTTGGAAAACTTTGTTTCTAAATTAAAAATAAAAGGTCTTGGACCAGCAACCATGAAAAGGTTACAGGTCGAGGACATAGTGGAACTCTATAAATTAGAAAGACATGAGATTATCATGCGATTAGACTCAGAGAAGATAGGTAATAAAGTTTATGAAGAACTTGAGAAGTCGAAATCAGTAGACCTTCAAACACTTATACCCGCCTTTTCTATTCCGTTGATTGGACGATCCGTTTCAGAAAAAATATGTCGAACAGTCTCAAACATACGAGATATCAACGAGCTAACTTGTAGTGATGCAGGTATCGGCCCAAAGGCAACGGAAAATCTATTAGCATGGTTAGGCACAGAATTTTATCCTAATCACTATTTGGATTTACTTCCTTTTGATTTTACAAGTTCATATTCAGCAGTAGAAATAAAAGAAGTCAAAGGAACAGTTTGTATTAGTGGTAAGTTGAAAACTTATGCTAATAAGTCCCATGCACAAGAAGTACTTGAGAACTACGGATTTGTAGTTAAGTCAAGTTTAACAAAAGATTGCACTCACCTTATCAATGAAAGTGGGGTTGAGTCAGCAAAAACCCAGACTGCTCGAGATCGAGGAGTCGAGATTATAACCAATATAAAATATTTAATAGGAGAATATAATGGCAGTACCTAAGTGGACAGATGAAAGAACTCAAAGTCTAGTAGACTTTGTAGGCAACGGCCCAGTTTCCCAAGTAATGGTTGCAGACGCAGCTGTTGAGTTAGATACATCTTCAAGAAGTGTATCTTCAAAACTAAGAAAAATGGGCTATGAGGTAGAACTAGCTTCTGCTTCAGCAAGCAAATCTTTTTCAGATGAGCAAGAAGCAACTCTTGCAACATTTGTTGAAGACAACAGCGGTCAGTATACATATGCTGAGATTGCTGAGAACTTTGAAGGCGGAGCATTTAGTGCTAAGTCAATTCAAGGTAAAATTCTATCTATGCAGTTAACATCACATGTTAAACCTGCACCAAAGATGGAATCTGTAAAGACTTACAGCGATGATGAAGAATCAACATTTATCAATATGGTAAATGATGGAGCTTTCGTTGAAGCGATTGCAGACTCTCTTGGTAAAAGTGTAAACTCAATCAGAGGAAAAGCACTTTCTTTACTAAGAGCTGGCGAGATTAATGCTATACCAAAACAAGAGCATGTAAAAGGCAACGGTAAAGCAGACGTTCTTGCTGATCTAGAAATTTCTGATATGTCAGTTGAAGATATTGCAGACGAAGTCGGTAAAACTGTAAGAGGTGTTAAAACTATGCTTACAAGAAGAGGACTAACCTGCTCAGACTACGATGGCAGCGCAAGAAAAAACATTGGCTAGTTTAGCTTAGAGTGTGGGGATTTTCCCCGCACTCGCTTTATTTGGGAGAATAATTGACATTAGCATCAGCATTACTTAAACAGATTATATCACAAAGCGATTTTGTAACTTGGAATCGTTTGAAATCCCATTATCTGCCATCAACAACCTACCAAAAAATTCATGGTATAATTGACAAGCATGTATTAAAATATCACAAGTTACCTACTTTTGAAGACCTAAAATCCAGTATCAGGTCTAGAGAATTACAAGAACAAATCTATGCAATCGAATCTGTTGAAACAGAAGTCGATCCGTATCTCCTGCTCGATTATTTAAAGAACGAGTTTGCACAGGGAGAAATACTTACTCGCATAGATGACTATATAGAGAACACAATAACACTAGCAGACGCACAGGAAAACATTGATAGTCTGCAAGAATTAGTTGTCCAAGTGCAAGATCGAGTCGATACAAAAGACGAAGATGAAGCTATGGACACAGTAGAACTATTCGACTCAGAGGAAGACCTTACTAGTCGATTAGCGTTAGGATTGAATCAAGATTATGATTTATCCTACAAATTTTCTCCCAAAGATTTGGTCGTTGTCGGCGCACAGCGAGGTGGAGGAAAATCATTTACCCTTTGTAATATTGCGAGAGCAGTGCAAGAAACAGGAAAGTCAGCTCTCTACTTTACTATCGAAATGGACACAAGACAGATTCTGCAAAGAATTGTCAGTATGAGTACTAATGTGCCTCTCGGTAGACTAATAGAGAAAAACTTATACCCTGATGAATGGCAGAAAATTGCAAGGTGGTGGTCAGCCCGTTTTGATAATGGACAGGAACACTATGAGAGCTATCTCAAAGAGAAAGATTTTGATAGGTTTCATAGACTACTCACAAGAGAGAAGTTTAATAGAACTAATCAAATAGATGTAGTTTACGATCCTGCACTAACAGTAGCGAAAGTTATTAGTACAGTGCGACAGAAGCGAGCTGAGTATGATGATCTAGGGATTATCGTAGTTGATTATCTAAACCAAGTCAAGCGTCACAACGCTCCGAATCGCTCAGGTCAATATGACTGGACAGAGCAAATCGAAATATCAAAAGCATTAAAGTATTTAGCACAAGATGAAAATGTGTTAGTAGCAACTGCTGTTCAAACTAATGAGAACAATCAAGTGCGATTCTCAAAGGGTATATTTGATGCAGTTGATGCAGCTTATCAAATATCCCATTGGGGAGACAAGGAGAACGCAATTAAGTTCACTTGTGAAAAGATGAGAAATGATAAGATGTCTGGATTTGTGAGTGAAATTAATTGGGAAACACTAAAGATTGGACCGCATACTGTAATGGATCCAGATGAAAAAGCAGAATTAAAAGAAACACTATCTTCAGATGAAGATGTGTATGACTTATAGGGGGTGTAGCTCAGTTGGGAGAGCGACTGCCTTGCACGCAGTAGGTCGCAGGTTCGACCCCTGTCACCTCCACCAGTATAAAAATGATAAAGATAATAAACTCAGATTGTAGAAAAGCATTACAAAGTATAAAACGAAATACAGTTGATTGCTGTATAACGAGTCCACCCTATTGGAATCTTCGAGATTACAATACGGCAGAGTGGATAGGTGGTGATCCAAACTGTAATCATCAAGGAGATGATTTTAGAGCGCATGCAATAGGAAGTTCTGTAAATAGACCAAAAGAATTTTTTAAGTATGAATGTAAAAAGTGTGGAGCAGTTAGAGGGAAAGACGATCAAATAGGACTAGAAGATACTCCAGATCAGTTTATAAAGAAACTTGTAGCAGTATTTAGAGAAGTTAAAAGAACAATGAAAAATACTGGAACTCTATGGATAAATATAGGAGATAGTTACTATAAGAAAGAACTATTAGGCATGCCATGGAGATTTGCACTAGCAATGCAAGATAGTGGTTGGTATTTAAGACAGGATATTATCTGGCATAAACCAAATCCACTACCTGAGAGTGTAACAAGTAGATGTACGAAAGCACATGAATATTTGTTTTTATTTAGCAAAAGTCGTAAGTATCATTTTGATCACAATGCGATAAAAGAACCTTGCATAGACGGAGAAGGTTTAAAATATAAAAGATCAGTCTGGACAATTCCTAGTGACACAAGTGCAAAAGAAGGACATTTTGCAACTTATCCACAGAAATTAGTAGAACCCTGTATATTAGCAGGCTGCCCAAAAAATGGTACAGTCTTAGACCCATTTGCAGGAACAGGCACAACAGGAATAGTTGCAGAGAAACATAGTAGAGATTCTATAATGATAGAATTAAGTAAAGAATATATAAAATTAATGGAGAAGAAAATTGATAGATACAATAAATAAAGTAGTAGAATGGCATGAGGATAGAAACCTCATTGATGGCGCAACAGATAAAGATCAAGTTCTAAAACTAATGCAAGAAGTAGGTGAATTATCTGATAATGTTTGCAAACAACAAGATATAAAAGATGATATAGGAGACTGTTTAGTTATTCTTATTAATATTGCAGCGAGAAACGGAACTAACTTACAACAATGTTTAGAAGTCGCCTATGATGATATAAAGGATAGAAAGGGAAAAATGATCGATGGTATCTTTGTCAAGGAGTGCTAAAAATAGTACTTGACATAAGTTCAAAAATCGAGTATAATATATATTATGATTGCAATAGATTTACTTACAGAAAAAGGAATTGATTATAAGATTCAGGGAAATGACGCTGTTATAAAGTGTCTTAACCCTGAACACGATGACACAAATCCTAGCATGAGAGTAGACAAGGTCACAGGAGTAATGCATTGTTTCTCTTGTGGTTTTAAGGGCAATGTATTTACACACTTCGGCGCACCAGCGACAAGTTTAGAAATAAAGATACACAAGATAAAAGAAAAGATAGAACAAAAACAAGCGGAGACAGTAGGAATACAACTTCCAGACGATAGAATTACCTGGGACGCTCCGTTTAGAAACATAGGAAAAGAAACACTAAAGATTTGGCAGGCATTTACTTGGAATGTTCCTAAATTTGAAGGCAGAATAATTTTCCCAATTCGTGATATAACTGGTAAAACAGTTGGGTTGATCGGGCGACTGACAACCAATACAATGATAGGAGAGAATAGACCTAAGTACTATATCTATCCTAATGGAGTACAGTTACCATTCTGTCCAGCAAAGCCAAAGCTAATACAGAATCGTGCTATACTTGTAGAGGGCATGTTTGATGCTTTGAATCTATGGGACAATGGTCTCAAGAATACAGTGTGCTGTTTTGGTACACGACAGATGAATTGGGTAAAATTATCTCTACTAAAAATGCAGGGAGCAACAGGTATAGATATTATGTTTGACGGAGACGATGCAGGTCGTCAAGCAGCACAGGAAATAAAGGGTCTTGCAGAAAGCATGGACATGGCAGTAAAGATAGTAAAGTTAAAAGAGAACCAAGACCCTGGCAATTTAACAAAAGAACAAATAGGAGAAATTAAGAGAGTATTATATGGCTAAGATAGCACTAGTAGAAACAAGTCCGAGTTCAACGGACTTTCACAAATGGTTTGACTTTGAGTTTAGTAGATATGCTTTATCAACAGTCAAAAAGAAAAAGATATTGAAATCAGATGTAGATATAGATATAGATGTAGACGAGTATGATTTCTTGATACTTGTGGGTTCAGAACCTTTCAAGTATTTCACTAAGAAAACATCTATTACAGCAGAGAATGGCAGACTTATAAATGATAAGTTTTTACCTATAATTAATCCTGCTATGATAGCATTTCGTCCAGAAGCAAAAAGATCGTTTGAAGAAGCAGTAGATAATATTAAGGATTATATATCTGGAGATTTAAAAGTTCAGGATATACCTGAAGAGTTTAAAATAGGTATAGAAGATACACCAGAAGCATATCTGTTTCTTACTAGAGCAATAGAGTCTGATGGTGAAGAGATAGCACTCGACTGTGAAACAAGTGCATTGTCTCCACGAGACGGATATATGATTGGATTCTCTCTTTCATATGAACACAATGGAAAGCAACAAGGAGCATATATCTCTACAGATTGTATTGATAAACAATGTGAAGGATATATGCAACAACTCTTCGAGAAGAAGATAGTAGTATTTCATAATGCAAAATTTGACTTGGCATGGTTTGAGTATCATTTCAACTTTAATTTTCCTAGATTTGAAGATACAATGCTTCAACACTATCTACTAGATGAACAACCAGGAACACATGGTCTAAAGATGTTAGCAATGAAACATACAGATTATGGTGAATATGAGCAAACTCTTTATGATTGGATAGGTAACTATCGCAAACAACACGGCATACTGAAAGATGATTTTAGTTGGGATTTAGTTCCTTTTGATGTAATGAAAGACTATGCTGCAATGGACGCAGTTGTAACTCTAACATTATTTCACAAATTTAAAAAAGCACTAGATACTAATAGTAGACTTACTTGGGTATATAGAAATATTCTATTACCTGGCTGTCGTTTTCTATGTGATATAGAAAATAATGGTGTTCCATTTGATCCAGAGAGACTAGGACAGAGTTCTACTTTGATGCAACTTCAGATTAGCGAAGCA